CCTGATGGAAACTTTGGATTTCTCAGAAACCTTTGATAGTCAGCATTGTCAATAATTTGAACATCAAATTTAGGAACTTCAATTGCACGTTCTGGCGCAGGGAAATTAGCATTACTTCTACGTCTCAATACATCATCAGCAGCGTTCTGAGTACGTCTGACATTGATGTCAACCAAACGCCTCATTGCTGCTGCTGCCGCTTGAGGAGACTCTGAACTTTCAAGTTCTTTTGCAGCCCTAACAGCATCACCTTCAGTCTGAGTGCCTTTGTTTAAGCGCAAACTCTCATTGGTCAATACCTTCAAGAACTTATCATAATCTTCCCTTGCAAGAACATCAGGATCATTTGATCCAACTAATTGCCTTGCTCTGATAGTGGCTCTATCTTTTAGACCAAACTTGATCTCGCCAGACTTAATTCTGTTAATAAAGTTGTTGGCATCAGATGCTAAGTTTGTTGCGGCAGTTGCAGTTCCATAATCTGCCTCTTCATCTTTTGCAAGATAACTTGGCAATGGCTTAGTTCTAGCAGTTTCTGCTTTACGATCTGCTTCTGCTCTCTTCATATCTTGTTGGAACGCAATGTTCTGCGCTTGCAATGATTGATTACCTTGTTGAATTAAAAGGCTTTGACGAGAGTTCTCAAGACCTTGAGACCTTAATGAAGCAAGTGTGTCTTGATTGTTTTTAATCTGCGTTTGGTTTTGTTCAAACTGGCTAATTCGCTGAGTCATTTCTCATTCTTCATTGCTTGCATTCTGGCTTGCGTGCCTTGCTCACGCAAAACATAAGCGGCCTCTGCATCACCACTTTGCAATGCCATTTGAGCAGCCTGAAGATATGAGTCAGGATTGCTTGGGTCAATCATTCCTAGCAATTGCTGACGTTGCGTAATACGCTGAAGTTGTGGGTCTTGAATGCCCATAGCACCCGCAAAACCACGACCTAGTTGACCAACACTAGCCTGAAGACCCGCTTGAGCCGCAGCACCTGGCGATAGTTGTGCCATTTGGATACCACGATTTAAGTCTTGTTGGTACTGTTGGTTTTGAAACATTTGTGGAGTCAAACCAAACAGACCCGCTACGATATTTTCTGCCATGATGATTCCTTATAAGAACAAGCCAAGGTCTTGATTGCCATAAGCTAATCCAGTTCCAAATCCTGATGAACCTACACCTGTTCCACTGAATGCAGATTGAAGTCCTGATAATCCATTGCTAAACAAACCACTTGCTGCTTGTCCAAACATAGCGTTAGGATTTCCTGCGGCAGTTAAACCTTGAGCTAAGAGATTGCGTGTTGCATCAGCACTTGTTGCCAAGCCTGCGCTAATCTGTGCGCCTTTTAAGCCTAATTGACCAACATTAAAGCCTGCTTGTGCGCCAATTTGACCCAAGTTAACACCCATGTTGTATGGTTGTTGTCCCAAAGTCTCTAAGTTCTGTGCTTGTCCCAAAGCAGTTGTGTAAGGTGCATAAGCGGATTGTTGACCGCTATAGTACTGACCCATAGCTTGTGAGCCTTGACCAAGCAATCCCGCACCAAATAAAACATCCCTCTGACCCGCTTGTTGAGCATTAGCCGCCAATTGAGCCTCTTGAGCAGCCCTTGCGTTATACAGAGCTTGCAGTTCAGGAGTAGTAGCACCCATAGTGCCACCTTGAGCCACAGATAGACCACCACGACCTTGTTGTTGGAGTCTGTTTTGCAAAGTAGCTAACTCTTGTTCTCTGCCTGGTTGCAACAAAGCCATCTGTTGATTTAGATAGTTCTGTGCAACATCTTGCGGAGATTGAGCCAAGTATTGATTACCCAGACCAAACAACCTTTGTGCGCCTGTTTGGAGAGGTGCAAACTGTGATTGTGCTTGTTCTGCTTGTGTCAAACCTTGATTAGACAAAGCCATGAAACGATCTTGTTGGGCTTTGACATCAGGTGTTAAGTTGTAACCTGCACTTGATAACCTACCAGTAACAGGATCAAAGCCAAACTGAGAAGTTCCAAACCTTGTGGTCATACCAATAGGTCTGAACTGAGCAGAATCTCTTGCTGCTTTTGTTTCAGCATCAATCATTGCTTGCGCACGTTGAGCCGCTTCTCTTGATGTTTGCATCTGCAACAGATTGCCAGTAGTACCAAGAGCACCAGAGAACAAACTTGACAGTCCCAATGAGGCTGCTGTGTTTAGCAAAGGATTAGATGTTGTTGGTTGCCTTGGTATTTCAGGCAATGTTAAAGGTGAACTTGGTTGAATCAACGGAATTGTTGCAGCGGTGACGGCGTCAGTAATGCTAGATGGTCTTTGAGCAGTAATAGTTTGAGTTGGAATAGAAGGAGTAGCCAAAGTGGGTACTACTGCCGCAGCAATGGCAGCCACATCTTGTGTCGTTACGGGTCTGTTACTGGTAATAATTTGCTCTGCAACATTACTGGTAATGTTTGGAGAAACAGCAGAAACAGCAGTAACCAAATCAGAAACCTTTAAGTTCTGACCACTCGAAACTATAACTTCCGCTTGAGTCTGTGCTTGTTGAGGAGTTATGTTAGGTACTGTTGCAAGAACCGCATTGGCAATTTCTTGCGTAGAAGCTACTCTGTTTCCAGTAACTTGAACATTTGCCAAGTTAGAACTAACCGCAGGTGCAACTGAACTAATAGCAGGTGTAACTGCTGTAACCAAAGCATTGACTACTGGTTGAACAGCATTTGAATTTGAACTGGTGATAATCTGTTCAGCAACAGTATTTGTAATGCTTGGAGAAACAGCAGCTACGGCACTAACTAAGTCACTGGTTTTTAAGTTTTGACCACTTGTAATTAAAACTTGGGCTTGAGTTTGTGCTTGTGAAACAGTCGTATTTGGGACTGTTGCAAGAATAGCATTTGTAATCTCTTGCGCAGAAGCTGGTCTGTCTGCCGTAATTTGTACATTTGCTAAGTTAGCTGGTGTGCTTACATTAGAAGCAAGCTGATTAACAACCAAGTTTAATGTTGCTTGATCTACCATTTGTGGTTGTGCCGCACCAGTTACATTTACAGTACCAGCTTGTGTTACTGGAGTAGTAGTTGCAGTAGAAGTAGTTGTTGGAGCAACAACACTACTTAATAAACCACCTGTACTAATTGCAGGAGTAGCCGTACCAGTAACATTAACAGCACCTGGTGTTGGCAATGTTGAGCCTGCAGTGCCTGTTAAAGAAGTTATTGCTCTTTTGATGATGGCTTCGTTATAACCACCTGCACTCAAAGTATCGGCAATTTGAGTAGTTGATAAACCTTGGCTTGCTAACTGTTTAGCATCTTGAATAGCAAATTGACGCTCTGTAATGCCAACGTCAGCAGCAGAACCCGTAGAGAGATAGTTGTCCAATGCAGATGCGCCATAGGAAGCCGCACCACCAAGCAAAGCACCTTTAAGAATATCTTTCCCTGTGCCACCTGCTATTGCAGTTGTTCCACCACCAATGGTTGCACCTGTAGCACCAGCCAAAGCAGAGCCAGTTAATCCTGTAGCACCACCCAATAGACCTGAGATAAAAGGAAGACCAACAGTAGAAGCTGCCAAACCAATAACAGGTGCGGCAGCAGCTAATAAACCTTTACTGCCACCACCTGCAAAAGTACCTGAGTCAATTACTTCGCCAGTTGTCGGGTTGTATGTCTCCCAATTAGCTGTGTTGTTTGGATCAACTCGTGTTTGGTAAACTACTTGTGGAACACCTGCAATCTGTGCCTCAATGTCATCACCCTCAATCACAGTTCCACGAGCAGTAGGAATTGCTCTAGCCAATGACTGAGCAACAACAGGAATATTAGCGGCCTGAGTAATAATTGGAGGAGTTACAGGTACAGTGTTTGATTGATAGGCTTGCGTAATTGCTTGAGGTGCACTAGATGGAACTTCATTCTTAAACTGTGATAAAGCATCAATAACAGATTGGTTATAAACCGCTGTGCCTTCAGCATTGGTATGTAAAGCGTCTATCAACAATGCTTTGTTTTGCAGAATCTCACCTTGAGTACCAACTAAAGCAACATTAGAGTTAGCTTTAGCAATATCGGTAAAAATCTTGTCAACTTTAGGATCAAAGTTGTTAGTAATTACATCTTCAACAGACTTAGCATAAGGTGAGCCAGTAAGAACAACATTAACACCTTGATCGCCAAGAGTCTTAACAATCTGGTTTAGGTTATCTTTAACAACTGCTTTATCTACGCCAGTAATAAAGTCAACACCACCTGCTTGCAAGTAAACAGTAGCATTAGGGTCAAACTGTCCACCACCCGCCAAGAATGTATTAAGTTGCTTGAGCGTGTCTGTAGTAGTCGATCCTGCAACAGCATAGTTGGCAGTTTGCTGACCAGTGGCTTCAGTAAGTTGATTTTGTAATGCCGTGTTAGAGCTATTCCAACTAGCACCCGCTAAGATATTGCCACTTAGCAAACCGCCTGACTTACCACCTGTTGCGTTGGCTACATCTTCAGCTGAAATGCCATATTGCTTCATTGCCGCTTGAGTAGCGGCAGCATCTGGGCTTGCGGCAAGAAAATCACGAATAGTTGCGTACAGGTCTTCCGCAGAACCACCCGTGTTCATTCGATAACGCATTGCATCTGAAATAGCCATGATTGCTCCTTATTGTGGCTCAACAGGCCAAGTGATATCCCAAGGAAATCCTGATTGAGCCGTAATGTCACGCAATGCTTGACGATAGGTAGCCCATGTTGCTTTGTCTACAGGACTATCAGAAAGCTGTGTCCAATCAGATTCAGCCAACTTTGTGTTGCGTGTATTCCTAACAACAATGGCTTGCATGGTGTTGCGCTCTAAAAGTTCTGCTTCTTTTTTAGTAGTGCTCTCTACAATTTCATCGGCTGTCATTTCACGCACTTGCCATCCTTGCGCCCAACGCTGTGCGTCAACATCAAATACTGGCGTAACTTCTTCTGAAATTTGTGTATCAGATAAAGCAGGTTGCGTAGAAAAATAAACACGCATCGCCCCATACTCAGCCATTGTTGCGTCAGTAACAGTAACGGGAAAGCTAGTATTGGGATTGGCAAGTTTTATTTCTTTCAAGCTATACGGATACTGCTTGACCGCACCATTTTCAATAAGTGCAAACATAAAATTACCCCACTTGCTGTTTAATAACTGACAACATAATCTTGGCTTTTTTCTGCTCAATCTTCTCAGACGCATACAGCGTGTTTAACTGCTCAACAAAAGCATTTAAATCATGGCGTTCATCAGGAGGCAACTTGCTGATTTCTTCCAAAGCCAACGTGTAGTTGTCAATGTTAATCTGGTAGTGCATGACCTCTGCTTCACGGGCTTCAAGAGACATCGCCAAGATTTCTTCACGGGTCTTTGGGGTTTCAACTGTTTTATCTGTCATTTTGATTTCCTTTAAGTTAAGTGGTAATTTGTCCGAATGCTACGCCTTGTCCGTTACCCGTTGGCAGTGTGGCAGGATTAGCGTATTTAGTTCCAAATCCTGAACCCGACCAAGGATAAGCTGAAACGAATGGTGTTGTTTCGTGAGCTACAGCTATATTTAATCCATCACGGCTAAAAGCCACACTTGTTCCCAAACCCGTTGGTAACGTAGCAGGATTAGCATATTTAGTTCCAAAGCCACTGCCTGACCAAGGGTAAGCTAAAACGTTTGGTGTTGCATCACTTGCCACAGCTATTGCAGAACTGTCAGGGCTGAAGGCTACGCCATTACCGCCACCTGTGGGCAACGTAGCCGGGTTAGAATATTTAGTGCCGAATGCAGAGCCTGACCAAGGATAGGCTGAAATGTATGGGGATGTAGCGTGACCTAATGCAATACTAGCTCCATCAGGACTAAAAGCTACACCAAGTCCACTATCAGGAGGTAACGTAGCTGGATCGGAATATTTAGTACCAAAGCCTGAACTTGACCAAGGATAAACTAATATAAATGGTGTTTGATTACCAGCTACCGCTATTGCGGAACCATCAGGACTAAACGCTACACCATTTGCAGTATTAGTAGGAAGTGTTGCGGGGTTAGTGTACTTAGTGCCAAACCCACTAGCAGACCAAGGATAGGCCGATATACAAGGGGTAGTATCGTGCGCTACTGCAATTGCAGAACTGTCAGGACTAAATGCTACACCATTTGCAGTACTCGCAGGCAACGTAGCAGGGTTAGTATATTTAGTTCCAAAGCCTGAAGCACTCCACGGGTAAGCAGATATAAAAGGTGTTGTAGCGTGTGCTACTGCAATATAAGAACCATTAGGACTGAAAGCTACATCCCTTCCAGTGCTAGCAGGCAACGTAACTGGGTTGGTAAATTTAACCCCAAATCCACTACCATACCAAGGGTAGGCAGTGATGAATGGAGTTGTAGTGTGAGCTACAGCTACAAACTGTTGAGTCTGTGTGGTGCTAAATTGTGTAAAGGCTATGCCGTTTCCCTGACCAGCGGGTAATGTAGTCGGGTTAGTATACTTAGCACCAAACCCCGAACTACTCCAAGGGTAGGCTGAAACAAATGGTGATATACGGTGAGCTACTGCTATAACTGAACCATCAGGACTGAAAGCTACGCCGTTTCCATCACTCGCAGGCAAAGTTGCTGGATTAGAGTATTTAGTACCAAAGCCTGAACTCCAAGGGTAAGCGGTAATAAATGGTGATGTAGTGTGAGCTACGGCAATAGCTGCTCCGTCAGGACTGAAAGCTACACTTTTTCCAATTCCCGTAGGTAATGTAGCTGGGTTAGTATATTTAGTACCAAACCCTGAACCACTCCAAGGATAAGCGGTAATATAGGGTGTTACATCGTGAGCTACAGCTATATTTAAACCATCAGGGCTAAAAGCTACCCCTCGGCCACCAGTCGTTGGTAATGTAGCGGGATTAGCGTATTTAGTTCCAAATCCTGAACCTGACCAAGGATAAACTGATATACATGGTGATGTAAGGTGGGCTACAGCTATTGCTAAACCATCAGGACTAAAAACTACGCCACGAGCGTCTGTTCCCGGTAAGGTAGCAGGGTCAGAATATTTAGTTCCAAACCCGCTACCCGACCAAGGGTAAACAGATATGAATGGTGTTATTTGATGGGCTACTGCAATATTTAAACCATCAAGACTAAAAGCTACGCCTTGTCCCTCACCTGTGGGTAACGTAGCTGGATTAGCATACTTAGTTCCGAAGCCAGAACCACTCCAAGGATAAGCAGATATAAATGGTGTACTAGTGTGAGATACAGCTATTGCTGAACCATCAGGGCTAAATGTTACGCCATTCCCAACGCCCGTTGGCAAGGTAGTTGGGTTGGTAAATTTAGCCCCATAACCTAATGCGCTACTCCAAGGGTATGCAGTAATAAATAGTGATGTAGAGTGAGCTACAGCCACAAACTGAGAGTACTTTGCATCGCCAACTGTGCCCCATGCTACGCCGTTTCCAGTGCTACTAAGTAACGAAGTTGGATTAGCATACTTACTTCCGAATCCACTTCCCGACCAAGGGTAAGCAGTAATGAATGGCGTTGTAGTGTGCGCTATTGCAATATTTAAACCATCAGGACTAAAAGCTACGCCCTGTCCCCCATCTGTAGGTAATGTAGCTGGATTGGCATATTTAGTACCAAACCCTGAACCTGACCACGGATATGCAGTTACAAACGGTGTTGTGTCGTGAGCTACTGCAATAGCAGAACCGTCAGGACTGAAGGCTACGTCATTTCCATTACCAGTAGGTAAAGTGGCTGGATTTGAAAATCTAGTACCAAAGCCAGAACCTGACCAAGGGTAAGCTGATACAAAGGTTGGTGTACCATCACCTATTGCAATACTAGCACTATCAGGGCTAAAAGCCACACTAAATCCAATACTCGTAGGCAACGTAGCGGGGTTAGTGTACTTAGTTCCAAACCCCGAACTTGACCAAGGGTAAGCGGTAACAAATGGCGTATCTCCATGAGCTACAGCTATTGCAGAGCCATTTGGACTAAAAGCTACGTTACGCCCAGCGTTTGCAGGCAATGTAGCTGGATTAGAATATTTAGTGCCAAACGCAGAACCAGTCCAAGGATATGCAGTAATAAATGGCGATACGGCGTGGGCTACGGCAATTGCAGAACCGTCAGGGCTAAAAGCTACGCCAATTCCATTGCCCGTAGGTAATGTAGCTGGGTCAGCATACTTGGTTCCAAAACCAGAAGAAGACCAAGGATAAACCGATACAAATGGTGTTGTATCGTGAGCTACTGCTATGGCAGAACTGTTTGGGCTAAAGGCTGTAAATATTGCACTACCAGTAGGTAGTGTAGAAGGATTACTGTAAGTCCCCCTAAACCCATTTGCGCCCCATGAGTAAACAGTGATATAAGGCGAATTGTTGTGCGCTACCGCCAATACTTTAGGTGTAGTTGAACTAACCTGTGAACTACTGCTTGAAAACATAATAGCCCTTAGACGGTGTAATTCTGACCAGCAACACTACCCAGCCAGCTTGTGCCACTAATGGCTGTAAACACAAACTTGTCAGCACGCAATGCAGTAGCCGTCAGAGTTGGTGCAGTTGCACTAGGCCAATCAACCGTGGAAGGCCATGTCACTGTGCGAGAGCCTGTAGCATCTTGTAGGTGTATCAAGGTAAAACTTTTACCCGCTACTGGTGTTGGGAATGTATATACGCAATTGCCCGTCAAGGTAATAATTTGCACTGTACCGTTAGCCAAGTCCAGCGTGATAGCCGTTGAGCTGTTGCCAGTAAATACTTCCTCTGTATAGCCGTTG